GTTCTATGAATGGAGTCCTGCGAGAGATCCTTTAAATCCTCAAATCAATGGAGTAAACATTGGCCAGTCAAGAGGAGTTACTTCTAATCTTTCCAATATTGCATTCGGACATTTAGGATATTCTAACATCAACTCTATGGGGAAAAATTGGATCTTCAGAATGACTAAGGCGATGTGTAAAGAGATTCTTGGTAATATTCGTTCGTATTACTCGAAGATTCCAATTCCCGACAGTGATATTACACTGAATGGTCCTGAGTTAATTAACCAAGCAAAGTCAGAGATGGAAAATCTGCGCCAAGAACTAAGAGAGACTCTTGAGCAAATGACTTACAAAAATTTGATGACCGAAAGATCTGAACTTGAGACGTTGGCCAAGAAATCTTTTTCTAACGTTCCGTTGCTAATTTACATCTCTCGGTAAGGAACAAACGAAATGATGAAATCAAGTGAAATTATTTTGAGCGAGAGCATGCTAAACACAGTTCTTGATATTGGAGGACTTGTCCCTGGCATGGAAATGCTGGACTTGGCTAATGCTTTTCTGTATGCTTCTAGTGGAGACTATCTCATGGCTGCATTATCGATGATTTCGATGATTCCAGTTCTTGGAGACGCAGTCGGAAAAGGCGGCAAGGTTGCTGTTTGGATTGAGAAGAATGTTGGAAAGAATGCTGCCAAGAATGTTGTAAAGTATGGACCAGAAGTTATTGCCGGAATCAACAAAGCGAAGGCTGCCATTATGCAAAACATGTCATTGATTGGACCGTTGTTTTTAGCAATTGACCAGCAGGCCAAAGAAGGCAGCATGATTGCCTCTAAAATCGCTCCATATCTTCCAAGAATTAAGCAAGCACTACAAGTATTTGTATCTACTCCAATGCCACAGGCGCAGCCACAAACCCAGCAAATGAATGCTCCAGGAACTCCAGCACCAGCAATGGAAGGACTGTTTCTTCCATCAATGCAAATGGTGTTCGAGAATGTAAATATACCAAAAAAGAAAGAGAAGAAAGTGCGAAAATGAATCGATTGTCATTGAGAAGAATCATGGAAGAGATTGAGAAGAATAGTGCCGAAGAGGCAAAAAAGGGAAGCATGTTGGCTTTCTTTGTTCCGTTGGAAGTTGGAAAGAAGTTAGCATCTAGATTTTCGGAAATTTCCGGAGATCCAGTTCTTCCAAAAGACATGCATGTTACTATTGGATTGATGCGTGGAGGAAAGAGAGCAGAGTTTGTAAATTCTGTGATTGAAGATCTTTGCAGCTCCATTTCTCCATTCGAGGTTTCAATCACAGAATTTGGAGTGTTCGATCCTTCTCCAAGCAGTGATAACAAATATGTTTTGTATGCGAAACCAAGATCTGATCGATTCAAGGATATTCATGATCATGTATTTTCAATTTTCGAAAGACATGAAATACATATTGATAACGGAAGCTTTGAATTTTCTCCACACATTACGATAAAGTACTGTAATGAGAAACCTGATATTTCCAGTGCGGTCAACGTGAAGTTTAGTTTGGACAAAATTAGTTTTGCAGATTTTGGAAAAGACTTTCACCATAAGTTAAGAGGAAAACAATGAAAACGAAAAATAAGAAAATGTCTCTATCAATGCTTTTTGAATCTGATGTTCTTCGAAGCAATTTGACGCTAAGAAATTTGGCTAGCCAAGATCTTCCGGCACTCGTCCAGGCATTTAACAAGAATATCGAACAAGACAAGTACGATCAAGCAATGAAACTTGCACAGAAGATTGCGGAAACAGCAACCCGTATTCAGCAAGAGCTTCAGAAGGAATTGATGAACAAAACGCAGGCTCCACAAGCTCCCGGAATCTCGAATACTGAGGTTTGATACTGATGACACGAACCTTCGACACCAAAAGAAAGATTAAACCTCTTACGTTAATGGACGTAGATAAGGCTTTTTTCAATTGGTGGGACTCTAAGTTGAACATCGCTCTTCTCGATGGTGGCGGAAGTCTAAAGAAGGTTCCTGTTGGTTACGTTTCGGCCGAGCGCTGGTCTCTATCAAGACAAGAAGGAATTCGGGATAACAACGGAAGTCTTGGTGTTCCTATGATTGTTATAGCTAGGACCGCAGAGGGTGGCCCAAACGAAGAAGGCTTTCAGAGAATTTTTGCAGACACAAAACAGGATCATGTTTACCACAAAGAGGTTAGTGATAAAAGTTCTCTGATTAAAGAACTTAACAAAATTAGACCTCACAACATTGATCCTTCTCTGCCAATCTATGAAGTATTCACTCATCTTGCTCCTGACCATTACGTTCTGACTTATCAAATTTCAATTTGGACTTCCACAATTGAAGATATGAGTATTTGTATAGAGAAAATTGGCCAAGAGCTTGACTACAAGTCGATTAAGTCTTTTCAATTTTTCACTGATGACAATTTTAGATTTAGGGCTTTGCAGGTTGACGGACTTGAAGACGATTCGAATATTGATGACTTCACGGGAAAAGAAAGAATTATTCGAAAAAATTACACGTTCAAGGTCGCTGCTTATCTTATGCCACAATCTGATCAAAAAAGAGACACATTTAGAAGATATTGGAGTCAAACGAAATTGGTCTTCAAAGAAGAAGTTTGTTTGACGAATGAAGAATACAAGAAAGCGACGGAGAAATAATACATGACTCTCTTTCGCTCAAAACATAATCTTGAATATATCCGAAGACACAACAAGCAGCTTGTTGAGCATGTGGTTGGAGAGAAAATTACCTATTACGGAATCAATAAAGAATTCACAAGAGTGAATTTATATGGTGAGTCTAAGGGTAAAGTCTGGAATCCTCCAGTAGAAATAATGGCATTGGTTCGTTGGGGCGATCAGGAAGTCACTACCACAAAATTTGGCCAAGACACAATCTATAACATTTCATTCTATCCTCTGCTTGAAACTTTGAAGAATATAAATCTATCTCCAAAAGAGGGAGATTTTGTAGAGTATGATTCGAAATACTTCGAAATAGCAAAAATCTCTTACCCACAACAGATGTTGGGCAAGGAAGAAGAAACTTTTTATACGAAATTTGAGTGCATTACAGCAAGAGATGGAATTTTCCATACAAACTTGTCAGGAACCCCAGACGATGCACTCAGGACCAGGCCAGACGAAAATCTTACATCAAGCTTTTTCTACAAAGATGTAATGTTCGCATTCAGTTCTAGCGTGTAATTGGAGAGGTAAATACTTCTGCTTTTGATTTTCCTTAAACGTATTTAGGGCTGTTTAAGGAGAATTTAATTATGGCAGATAGAGTTCTGATTTCCCCCGGTGTTTACGATCGAGAAATTGACGGCACCATTCGTCCAGCCTCTCCTGTTGGAGTTGGTTCCGCTGTCGTTGTTCAGCGCAGCAAAGGTCCAGCGATGGAGCCTGTTCTCGTTAAGGATAGAGATCTGGACGAACAATTGTTTGGTCTTCCGTCTTCGTCTGGAAAAGATCTTGGAGCATATACTGCTCGTACGTATCTTAATCTAGAAACGAATCCCTTGACTCAAATTCGCGTTCTAGGAATGGATGATACTGGAGTTGTTCCAGGATTCAATATTCCAAGCCCTGGTGGTCTTTACGCTATCGGTGCGTCTGGTTCGTCTGTGGTGGCACTGATTCTTGCCTCTGGCACTGTTACACTTGCTGGCACTCTTACTTCTTCTGTCGAAGAATTGGGAATCACCATCGCTGGATATGGCGATGTTACCGCAAGTCTCAACAGAAGCTCTTCAAAGTATTTGAAGAAAGTTTTGAATACTGACGCTTCGCAATTTTCCGCTCAAAAGCATTTGGTTTACGCTGTTTACGACTACGCAAACAAAACGCCAACAGTTACCAATGCGTTCTTTGCAGCGCAGGTTCCGCTATCAAACAACTGGCAAGATTCTTTCATTACTGGATCGACGACTGAAGTTATTTCACAGCCATTTGGTGTTACTGAATATGGTCTGTTTGGGATTGGAAACAAGTTTGCTGGTGTATCTGCAAACGAACAGTTTAAGATCACAATCATGAACCTGAAGAAGTCTACGAATCCTTCTGTTGATGAATTTGGAACCTTCACGTTGCTTGTCAGAAGCTATGAAGACAATGACCGAAATCCTGTCGTCCTTGAGTCATTCTCTGGATTGTCTCTCAATCCAGATTCGCCAAATTACATTTGTCGAGTTATTGGTGATTCGTATAAAGTCTGGAACAAGACACAAAAGAAATTTGATGAGTTTGGAGACTATGAGTCAAAGTCGAAATACATCTACATTGTTCCATCATTGGATCTGAAGAACGGAAATTGTCCAGACTCTTCGCTTCCTTTTGGATTCAGAGGTCAACGCACGATTCTCTCTGGGGCGTTCTCAGGAAAAGGATCTCTTCCGGATATTCCGTTTGTTTCGAATTTGCTCTACAAGAATGATTTCAATACAAGAGTTTGTTGGGGTGCCGCCGTAATCAATAATGCCTCTGGTTCCTTGAACTATGGTATTCTTGATAAGGCACAACATCTTCCAAGAACGCTAACTCTTGCCTCTGGTTCGACTGGAGCGAAGTTCAGCTTGAAGTGGATCTCTGCTTCTGTTGGTTCAGCGTCGGGATTCAATGATTCGACTCGAATGACTGATATTCAACTTCAGGCTTTGAGTACTTCGATTCAGTATAACACTGGTTCTACAAATCCTGCAACTTCTGGTTCCGCAGGATATACTGGATATCTCTCGCTTGATAATATCGAGAACACTCCGCTTGCTAAGTTCACGATGATTGTCTCGGACGGATTTGACGGAACGGACATTACGAAAGCAAATCCGTTCGATCCTTCTGATATGTCTTCCGTCTCGTCCTACCAGACGTATGCATATCGAGCTGCTCTTGACATGCTTTCTAATCCGGAAGAAGTAGAATTGAAAGATTTGGCTCTTCCTGGAATTTGGGCAAGCAAGGTAACGGATTACGCAACTGACATGGTTGAGAATCGTGCTGATATGTTTTATATCATGGACCTTTCTGGATCAACTGTCGACGATGTTATCGACCACATCACAGCAAAGAACATGGACTCGAACTATGTTGCTTGTTATTTCCCCGATGTACAAATCGAAGATAAGACAAACAACAAGTTGGTTACTGTTCCTCCTTCTGTTATTCTTCCTGCCGTTTACGCATACTCAGATGCTGTAAGCTATCCTTGGTTTGCGCCTGCCGGATTTGCTCGTGGCGGCCTCCAGATTCACGGTGTCAAGAAAGCGAAAGAGAAGCTAAAGAAATTGCAACGTGATCGCCTTCAGGAGAACCGTATCAATCCAATTGCTTCGTTCACAGGAGAGGGTACTGTTGTTTGGGGTCAGAAAACCTTGCAGAAGGCTGAGTCTGCTCTTGATCGAGTAAACGTTCGTAGAATGCTTATTTCGGTCCGAAAGATGATTGCCAAAGAGGCAACGAAAATTGTTTTCGAACCGAACGTCTCTGCGACTTGGGATAAGTTCATCAACAAGGTTGAACCGAAGCTTGAGGTTATTCGCAGGAACTTTGGTATCGAAGAATTCAAGTTGATTCTCAATGATTCTACGACAACCGAAGACATGATTGAAAGAAATATCATGTACGCCAAACTCGCAATCAAGCCAACTCGCTCGGCCGAAAAAATTCTTTTGGATTTCTTTGTCACGAACAATGCGGCTGGTTTCGACGAATGAACCAAAAAAAATAGCTCTTAACATTGGGAAAACCTGCTTACTTAGCAGGTTTTTTCTTTTGTTGGTTTCGAAAGCTGTTTATATCTATAGAGAGATTTGTGGTCTTAGGAGAATAAAAAAGTGGCAGAAATTTTGGACATCAATCAGATGCTCGCGAATGAATATGAACCCAAACGATCTTGGCAGTGGGTACTAGAGATCGACGGTATCGATTCTTTCACGGCCAAGACCGCTTCGCGCCCGAACAAGAAATATGAAGAGATTACTTTGGACTGGATGAATCAAAAGATTTATCATTCCGCAAAAGGATCGTGGGAACCAATTGAAATTTCTTTGTATGATCCTATCGCCCCGTCACAATGTCTCAAAGTTATGGAGTGGATGAAATTAGTTCATGATGACACTACTGGTCGTATGGGCTATGCATCAATCTATAAAAAGACTTTTACGTTGAAAATTTGTGATGGTGGCGGATTGGTTATTGAAAAGTGGAAAGCTGTCGGTGCTTGGCCAACAAACATTGATCTTGGAAAGCTTGACTATGCAGACGCAAGCGCGCTAGCGGTTTCGTTTACGTGTCGTTGCGATCGATGGATTCAGGAATTTTGATGAAAAAGAAAATTCTCAAAGAGGCTGGTCTTGCTTCTTTGGACAAAAGCGAATTGGCCTCTATTGCCAATCTTTCTCCGACGCTCAAAACAAGCCTAGGAAATGTGATTTCTTCACTTAGAAAGATGGGTAAAAAGGTTGAATTGAAGAACGTTGCCAAGGAATTGCTTCAGACTCCTCAATTTGCAGATAATCCAGAACTATCAAAATTTGCATCTTCGTTTGATGCACAGTCAGCAGATGTTTCGAAAGTCGCATCTGCTAGATCGAACCAGAGCAAAGGATCAATTCCTCTTCCTTCGAATTTCCAAAGACCAGAGGTAACAGCTTCAAAAGCTCCCCTTCCTCTTCCTTCGAATTTTTTCCCTGCTCAAAAACAACAGACTCCTCAGTCGCAAGCTAGAATGCCAATGCAGGATCAGCTTGGAAAGACGATGCCCGCCATCCCTGCTCAGAAAAATTCTTTTGCAGACCAACTTGCGGCAAGGAAAGCAAAAAGAGAAAGACAGCAAACGCAATTTGCTCAGACGCAACCAGTATCAGAAGCGCTCGGCCAGCCTGATCCAAATCTTCAGAGAATCTTTCAGTCTATTCGGACTCTCAGACCTGAAGACTTGAATGCGCTAAAAGGAATGCTAAATGGCCTTTCTAATGGTCAACCTCAAGGAAATCAAAACATGAGAACTGAATCGAAGAAAATTTTTACCGAAACTCTAAAACTTCAACTTGTTGAACAGATCCAAACAAGAGATAGAATCAACTCGATTCTGTCCGAAGGTCCGCTCGATAGTGTCTGGGGCAAGCTGAAAGATGCTGGGGCGGCCATTGGAAACAAGATGGGTCTAGCTGGTGCCGTTGGGCAGAAGGCGCAAGATACTGGCGCTAAAGAGCAAGCCAATCAAGTAAGTCAGGAATTGATGAAGATGATCGGCAAGACAAACCAGCAGAGACAGAAGTTTCAAGCATCAATTCTCAAGAATTCTCAGATGGTTGACACATATCACAACTACGTTACCGATCTTGTTCAGGCGTATCAGCAAGCGCAGCATGCTCTTGGAACTTCTGGTGCACAGATCGTTAAACAGGTTCAAGATGCAGTCGGAAATTTTGTTTATGATCTCAAGAGCGAGAAGGAACAACTTGATATGTTTCTGAAGCAGATTCAGGATGTTGGAACCGCAAAACAGAAACTTCCTCCCGATGCGCCAGGTGGTCGTGTCGGAAAAGCTTATGCAGAAAAACAGCCACCAATGATGGATCCAAGTTTGCTCGGAGCCGCAGCAAAGAAGCGTCTAAAAGCCTCAAGAGAGGCCGAAAGCGCTAACGCTGGTGTCACGAGTTTCCAGCGTCAGCAACCGTCTCTGAGAGGCTCGGGGCAAGCTCCTGGCGAAGAAGATTTAGAGAAGCAGAAGCAACAGATTCTTCTTCGTGCAAAAAACTCAACTTCAGAAAAAGATAAGAAAAAGGCGATGAACGATCTCCAAAATTTGTTTATGAAGCAAATTGAGAGAGAGAAAGCTGCCGAAAAATCAAAGAAGTGATTCAACATGAAAAAGACTTTCTCAAAAAAGATCATTCAGGAAGCTCTTTCTCAAGAACTATCCAAAAGTCTGATTAATGAAAAGATGACCGACATTCCCGGCAATATGATTGCTGGTGTAAAGAATGCCGTATCTTCAGGGCTTGGCTCCTATAATGTTGGCAAGATCAATAATCAGATTAAGAAGAGCGCAGAAAGAATTGGCAAAGAGTGGGATTCTGTCGAAGCTGTTGCAAGAAAAGGCGCCGAGAAGATAAAGAATTCTAGCAATCCTCAAGTTGCAGGAAATGCCCAAAATGTAGAGAGAAACGTTTCCAGTATCGGAAAGGCGATCAAGCAAGCAACTGCTCAGATGAACGCTCTAGCCAATACTGGAATTACTTCCGTTCCAGGCGCTCAATCAAATGCCCGCAGTGGAATAGAACAAGATCCGAATGGTCAGTTAATGAATGGTCTAGATGACAACGAGGATGATTTCAAGACCATCGAGAAGACCACGAAGTTTGGAAACAAATATAAAGAATCAGCAATTCAGCGTTGGGCAGAGAAGCTTGGAATGGACACTGACAAAATTGGTGTTCACGAATGGTCTGCTTTGAATAAGACGTTTTTGGAACTTCGTTCTTTGGGAGCCAATCCTTTTTCCATGACTCCAGAACAGGTGGATAAACTTGTTCGATACGAGAGAGCAAGAAACTCGGCAATTGAGAAAGGGCAAGCTGACGAATATCTTGGAAATTTCCAGCACTATGATTACGTTTTCGGAAAAGCGAAAGCTGACAAGCTGCGCCAGGCCCTTGCGGACAAGCATGGAGTTCCTGTTGAAAAACTCCGAAATGCTTATCTTGGAGATCCTCCGGGCGAAAAGAAAACTGAACCTGCCAAGGCTGAACCTCCAGAAGATGGAATGAGCTTGTCTGGCGGAGAAGAGGAAGATTCCGATCCTGAAGTTCCTAATGTTGCCGTTCCTTCTGTCAAAAAGTCAGATATCGATCCAGAAACGGGTCAAGACATTGGCTCTATGAAAGTTGGCATGCCATCTCAAAGGCAGGGACAGGTGGCACGAGGGCCGAAGGTTCAGATGCCGCCAACGGCAAAGCCCCAGGCCCAACCAAGTATCGATCCAGAAACGGGTCAAGACGTCAACTCAATGAAGGTTGGTCCAAGAGTCGATCGCAATGCGCCACCAAGACAGCCATCTTTGCAGACACCTCCTGCTCCTCCTATTCCTCTCACGAACGTAAAGCCAGTTGCTCCGCAACCTGAGCAAGCACCAATTCCTCTCACGAAGGTGAAACCAGTCAACAATGTTGCGCTTCCTCCTTCTGCAAAACAGGATGCTCCAAAAGCTTTTGCTCCTCCTATGAATAATTTCTTTGGCGAACTTCCTGCTCAGGACACTGGCAAAGAAGTTCAGGTTGGCTCTTTTGATAATCCCGGATTTGGAGAAAAGCCCGCAACTCCAGAAGATCAGAAATCAAGGCTTGCTTCTGATTTTTCTAACGCAAAAACTCCAGAAGCAAAAGAGAAAGCAAGAAAGGCTTATGAAGACTTCATTTCAAAGTCTCCAACATCTCCATCTGCTCCAAAGAGCAAGTTGAGCGATATGTTTGACGATAACAAGGAAGATCTTGCGGACGAATTCAAGAACGCAAAAACTCCAGAAGCAAAGGAGAAAGCTCGAAAGAAATACGAAGATTTCATCTCTAAGGCTCCACAAGGTCCAACAAAGAGAAATAAACTTAGCGATATTTTTGACGATGAAGAGTCAGATAAGGCTCGATCTGCCGCCGCTGTTGCAAATACATTCTCGAAAAAAATTCCGTCTGGCACTGGAAAGGTTTCGGGATTCTCAAAGCCAAAATCAAACAGAGTAAGCGATGAGGAGTCAAAATTTGAGAGAGATCTTTCTGCTAAACAATCAGAGAAATTGAAAGCTGATGCTCAGGCTCAGATGAAAAAACTTCTTGACCAAGAGAAAAATAAGGATACCATAGAACCTCCAAAAGTCTCCGGCTTCTTTGATGATGGCGAAGAAAACAAAACAAAAGTAGGTAAAAAATGAACGAACAGAAATTGAATCTCCTTCGTAGCGAAATGAACACTGTAAATAAGATCGTTCCCTTCGATACCGTAAAGCTCCCATCAAATGGAATTGTGTATGATGAAAGCAATCCCCTCTGTAATGAAACAGAGGTCGCCATTCGAGGGATGGGCGCCCTTCAAGAAAATATCCTTAATTCCGAAGCCCTCAAGAAGAAGGGAACGATTTCATCAGTACTGATCAAGAGTTGTCTCGCAAACCCAAACATCGATGTAAGTTCTTTGCTTTTGGGAGATAAAGCTGCTCTTCTTTTGGCTATTCGAATTTCTGGCCTTGGACATGAATACAAGGTTATGACAAGATGTCCAAGTTGTGGTCATACGTTCAAGTACACTTTCGATTTGCGAAAGTGTCCTATTCGACGACTGAAAGTTGAGCCGTTGCGAAAGAATACGAATCTTTTTGACTTCGTGCTTCCTGTATTGAGGAAGACTGTTACGTTCAAGCTTTTGACAGATCTTGACGATCTTGAACTTGCAAATATGCAAAAAGCGAAAGCGAAGCAGAATTCTGACATTGATAGCAGCACTACAGATAGATTGTTGCAGCAAATTGTTGCAATTGAAGGAAACGAAAGCAGAGAATTCATTTCCGAATTTGTTTTTGGACCCATGAAGTCTTTGGACATCAAGTCGTTGGTAGACTATATTGAAGACATTGCTCCTGGTATGGACTTGGAGGAGGAAGTTAAGTGTCCAAAGTGTGATGATACAGATCTTCACAAGGTGCCAATGGTAAACGAGTTCTTTCGCCCGAAGACCCGATAATCGTTCCGGAACAGATTTCTTCGGAATTGATACGAAGTACATTATCAACGTACAAAAGAAAGAGATTTTTGATCTAGTCGCAGAAGGATGGAATTCTGAAACCTTGATGGAAATGTCCATTGCGGAAAGAAGGTATTATTACCATCGCCTGGTTGAGAAGTATACTCCAAAGGAACAAGCACCTCCTCCGAAGAGAGGTAATTCCAAATGAAGTCTACTTAATCCGAGGATTCTAGTTGGCACAAGATATCGAATCTCTGTTGGCGGCTCTTCGAGGGGATGGACTCTCGAAGGCTGCCGACGAAATTTCCGCAAAGATTCAGACTGGCGCAAAGTTGTCAAACTCTGCGCTAAAAGTCTTGAGTAACGCTCGCGCAAAAAACAATCGCGAGATGGATGAAGCCTTAAAGAAAATCAAAGCCTACGAAGAAGATGCTGGCTCGATGACCAAAGTCGACAAAGCAGACTATGAACTTCAGAAGAAGATTTTCGACCAGAGAATTAAAGGCAACAGACAAATTGGTATCATAACAGACTCTACCAATAAATTGTCTGAGGCAAACGAAACTCAAACAAAGACTCAATCCAAAACTATTGAATCTATCAAGTCTTTCATTTCTTCCATGAACGAAGAGGTGACTGTTCTTGGGCTTTTGGACAGAGCCTTTGTTGGTCTTGAATATGTTCAAGGACTTTGGTTTCAAAGTCAGACAGAACTTACTGCTGCTTTAGGTGCTGCAACGCGCCAGGCAGGCATGGCAACCTCGCAAGTTGAAGACTTGGAAGCTGCTGCCGGAAATATGAGATCGACCTTCCAGACGCTCGGAGGCAGCCTCATCGGTTGGACGGACTCGATTGCTTTTGCGAACGAAGCTCAGATGGCTTTTCGGACTTCAATTGGCAGCATGTCCGAACAGTTTCAACTTGAAGTTCTTGCGACTGAAAGAGGGTTGGGCATGTCTGCCGAACAAACGGCGCAGTTGTTTCGAACTCTTCAGACTGGACTGGCTGATGGTAACGAGTCTTTGGGAGATTTTACTTTGGATCTGCGAGAATTTGCAGCTTCCATTGGCGCCAACTCAAACCAGCTTGCCCAGGATTTTATAGCTTCGAGCAATTCTCTTCAGAGATTTGGAAGAAATGGAACTCAAGTTTTTCGTGAAGTTGCTCTATTCGCAAATCGTTTCGGAATGGAAACCGAGCGTGTTCTTCAGATGTCGTCAAGATTCGACCAATTTGGAGCCGCTTCAGATAACATCAATCAGCTCAATTCAATGTTTGGAACTACGATCAGTTCTCTTGAGCTGATGCAAACCACAGATCCGATCGAAAGAATTGAAATGATCACCAATTCAATTAGAGATCAGGGAATTGCTTGGAACGACATGGATTTCGCTCAGCAGAGATCTTTGGCTGCTTCTTTGGGTATTTCCGAAGCGGAAGCTGGAAGAGTGATGATGGGCGAAGACATGGCCGCAATCCAAAGAGAACAAGCTGCCCGCGAACAGACAGCAGAAGCTCAGGCCCAAAAAAGAATCAATCAGCAAGACAATCTTCTCAACATCATTTCTGCTACAAGCACAAGATTCATGTCTTGGGGCGACCAACTAGAAAGAATCTATTTGGTTATCTCTGATTCGCTTGCGCCAATTTTTGAAGCACTTCATCTGTCTTCGCAAGACACTGCATCTTCTTTGATGGATATGGTTCAGTCGGTAGTTCAATCTCCAGAATTCGAATCAACAGTTCGAAATATCGCAAATTTCATTAAAGAGATGCCTCCGGCAATTGAAATGTTTCGACCTGTCTGGGAAACGATTCGAGATACGGCAATCGAAATGTGGCCAATGATTCAAGAAATTGGAAGAACTTTAATGGAGGTTTTCCAGGAAGCCAGAACGAGATTTGGTCCTATTTGGGAGCAGATCAAAGACACCACAAAACAAATGAAGCCTATTTGGGACTCAATATCATCTACCATTGCTTGGACTGTGGATAAATTGGTGGAAGCCTTCTCTCCAGGAAGCGCTCTAATGAATGGAATTTCTTATATTGCAGGAACTATAGGAGGCTTCGCTAACGGAGTTGGCGGACTTTTGGGAGTAACTTCGAATGAAATTCCTGCACCCAACACTGGATCAATTGGTTCTTCTTCTTCGCCAATTGTTTCTTCGGCTCCACAACCAAGAAATTCGACGAGGCAGATGGTGGGAAATAGCATTCCAGCCAGAACGCAAGACTATCGTCAAATTTCTGAGTCTGCGTTGGCCGGAGGCGCTAGCCCCACTTCTGTTATTCAAAACATGGTTCAAACAGCAGCAAAAGATCCTGCTCAGGATTTCGCTATTCGAAATTCTTTTGGAATCTCTCGTGACGAAGATTTGGCTGTTGGCCTTTCCAGAAAGTTCTCTCAGATGAGTGCGGTCGCAAACGAAGCTGCAACGACGGGCTTCGTTGGAAGTACAAGTCCGGTCACGTCAACCGGGACTCCTGCGGTTTCATCTTCTTCGGCGGTAGAGTCTGCACCAACTACGATGCGAACAGCAAATCTCCCAGGACAAACAAATCAGCAAATGCAGATCGTTGCATCCGACGTTGTGATGGATGGAAAACAGGTAGGTAAAGTGTTCTTCCAGATCTCGGCGAGGGCATGAAATGAAAACAATCGAACAAATTAATAAAGAAATTCGAGATCTGATGGATCCTTCAAAGAACTCCTCGCCGGAAATTTTGAAACAGAATATGTTTCATCCAGACAATCCAGCAGACGGAAATCCGATAATTGCTTACAAAAATCATGTTTTGCGAGTTAAAAAAGCTCTAGAGACAAATGGTTCTTCTGCACTTGGAATTCAGGCAGCATTCAAGGCGATGAACCCTGGACCTATCGGAACCGGAAAGCTTTCGAATCCCTTATTTCCTTTTGGCGCTCCCCCAGGATCTTCAACTACACTTACGGATTCGGCAGATATTATATCCTCTGCTCCACTTGAGGATGCATCAATTCGTCTAGATGTTCACAAACATAATTCAATTCGAAACGAGAAACTGTCATCACAGATGAATCTTTTTTCGAACGAGAATCCTGCCACAAAACATACTTTTGTAGATTTTGAATCAGGAGAAGGAACGAAGACGGAAGAATTGAATGGAGTTCAATTTAAGGTTGTAGACTACTCAAAATTATTTGACGAAAGAAGTACTGGTTTTGATTTTGGCTCTGGAGAGAAGGGATATAAAGGATACAAACCAAAACTTGCTTCTAGAATTCCCAAATCTCAAAAAATGAGAAAGGAAGAGTTTGCACTAGAAAATACTGACACCTTCTTTTCTTTGGCTGATTCGAGAAAAGGATACGTTCTTGAGGACGAATTCAATTCTGCCGGAATAGAAGATTCTACGAATTACCTTCCATTCTATATTGAAGATTTGAGAAATACTGGATCAAACAGAAAAAGAATTTACTTTCGAGCCTTTTTGTCTGGTCTCAGAGAGTCTATTTCACCATCTTGGACAAAAGACGAGTATTTTGGAAGAGTGGAACCAATTGGATCATACAAAGGAACATCACGATCGGTATCGTTTAGTTTTTCTCTTGTGGCAATGAGTCAGCCTGGCTTTGCGACAATGTGGAGAAAAGCAAATCAACTTGCTAAGATGTTTTATCCAACAATGAGAAATGGAGTGATGGTAAAGGCTCCGACTGCAAGAGTTAGAATTGGCGATGTTATTTGTGATGCAAACGGAAATGGTCTTCCTGGATATTTCTCCGCACCAATGGAATTGGAATACGGCGAAGCGACCTGGGAAACTACACCTTGGGTTGGCGGTGGAGACGGAGAGGTAGGAAAAGCTCCACAGCAAATTAAGGTAAGTCTTTCTTTTGATATTATTCACGAGTCCGTTCCAAAGCTGGACGAATTTGGAAACTTTGATGTTTCTCTCTTCAGAAGAGTTGGCGCCATCGATCTCGACAGACAGAATGCGACTGATGAGGGTGAAGAATGAGCAACTACAATAAAAAATTTGAGATTGTAGACGGAAAGTATTATCAAGCTCCTAGCTGGATTGGGAAAGATTTCTCCGGAATCCCAAGCAGAGAAATAACTTTCGAGGAAGGATTTCGTTTGGATATCATAGCTCAGCAAGTTTATGGAAATGCATCCTATTGGAAAGCTATTGCTATCTATAACGATATTGGATACTTCTTTTCTCTTCAGCCGGGAGACAAACTTTATCTTCCTCTGAAAATTAAAGACGTGATGGATAAACTCTGAGGAACATAAATGTCTGTAGAATTTGGAAGCGGCGAACTAGGAATAATCGAAGGCGGCCAGAGAAGGTATCAGTTGACCTGGGATGATCTCCTTTGGTCGGCCCGAATGCTTGAGGGCGAAGCAGGTTCACAAGCTTCTGGAGTTCACGGCGAAACCGTGCTATGGACAATGGCCAGTCGCTTTGTTGCAGTTGCTCGATCGAGATATCCAACATTCACCAGCTTAATTCAAGCATATTCGCAGCCAATCAATCCAAAATGGCGAAGGGATGGACAGTATTGTAGAGTAGGCGGAGCTTATCACGGTGGAAGAAATTGCGAAGAAGCCCAATTGCGCCGTCGCGACGAACATGCAACAAAACAGTGGTCAGAATTTTCTTCCGGAATTCAGGATACTGTCTTCAGATGGGCGACTGCCCAGGTTCAAAATCCATTTCCGAGAGCGGTGCATTTTGCAACGCCAGCAAGCTCTCAAAGAGGCTTGAGAGAACAGCAAGAGAAATTAAACAGAGGAGAAAGACTCGGCGGAGATCAAGGTTGGCAATTTGTTTGGGATTCGACCGGAAGAACTTCGATTGATCCAAACGCTAGACAGGGAAATCTGTTTCTTTCTACAAACACTTCTCGTGAATGGACTCCTCGATATGTTCGAATTCGACTTGGCGACAGAATCGCTTCAGACAGAGACTCATCTCCAACTCAGCAAGAAATCGAGGAAAGGGGAGGTGAGACAGAATCTCGCCCTTTAGACTCGGGGGGCGCAACCCTCCGAATTCCAGAAAATAGAGTCGTTGCCAGAATTCCAGCTATTACAAGCGACAGAACTTCGGCGCCAAACAATCAATACGACTATGTTACCGTTCCTTGCGATTTCACAGATCCTCAAGCCTCAAGACAATTGAGCGAGCAAGAAGAAGACTCTTTAGTTTTCACAAATGCTCAAAGATTGAAAAGTCAGGCAGATTCCCTCAAGAGAAGAACAAATCTTGAGATGACTCAGGTTGTGCCTGTAATTTTGATTCTTTGCGAAGATCCGAACGGCGGAACGAGTCCGGTCAATCTCAACGAATTGATATTCATGGCATCGCCATATGAGTTCTCTTCGGAGCCAGGATTTGACACTTTCGAAGAAAGAGGCTTGGCATCAATTGAATCTTTTGAAGTTACGGTTCAGGAACCATCCGTTGGCGGAGTTACCGGAATTTCTATGGCTACACTTTCTTTGAAAGTACACAATCCTTTGACGATATCAAGAGACCATTCTAGAGGAAAATATCTCAGTTATCTGATGCAGCAAGGATTTGTTATTCGTGTTCGTTACGGAATTGAAGGTGGCGGTGATTCTGGCGATCCGGACGTGGCCCAAGCATTCCAGTGGAGAGAGGAAGACTTCTTTGTTTCGTCTTACACTTTTTCGATCGCTAATGATTTTTCTTGTGTAATGAGAATTTCTTTGATGCCTGGCACTCACCGATTGTTGAATCAGATCAAAATTGGACAAAGTTTGCCGATGACTTCCCTTGGTAGAATTTCGGATGACGAACTTAACAATATCGTTTCGTCTGTAGTTTCGTCCAGGACTGGACAGGATCAATCTCAGACAGAAGCTCTTCGTAGCCATTTGCGAACTTTTGAAGAGCAACTCAACACATCTCTTCGTCGTGCGGGCGTGGGAATGACCGAGGATCCAGGGCAGAACACTTTCGGATCGCATCTTCATGCCGCATTGGGCAACGGTAGAATTTTTGCCCAAGACGAGTCTCTTGCCGCCATCCCTGTAGAAAATTTTGTCGAAGGAATTCGAGGAATACAAAACGTCCTTCTCACGAGAAGGTTTCAATCTCTACTTCAACAAGATTGTTACAGAATGACTTCCGCAAGAGATATTTCTACAAGCGTTATCAATCTTGGGCCTCTTGTTTACAACATTGCAAAACCAGAAATTGATTACACATTTTCCGTGATCTCAAGAAATCAAATTGAAATTGGAGAAAAATTCTCTTCCGATTCCTCTGATGCGGCATTTGAGGGAAACAGAAGAACGAATGTCAAATTGGTATTTGGAAGGTTTAATTCTCAAGCTGGTTCCTGGGCAGCGAAACCAATTTCCGCCTTTCCGATAAACGTAGAAAACATTTTCGCTCATTTGAGGCAATCAAGAAACATTGGAGATTTCTCTTCGACGATCAATGCATTTCTAAACTCTGCATTCAGAAATGCCGGAGAGATGGAAAACTACGATTCAGACATCTCTCAAGGATCAGACGAGATCAGAAGAAGACTTCAACTCCCGTCAATCAAGTATGTAATCTACCCTTCTCCAGCAAACAATACCGATTGGATCATGTACGTGTATGACAGCAAGGTTCATACAGTTCGCGTTCGCGCTGCGATTGATAGGTTGACGGAAGAATTTCGCTCTTCTAGAGTTCGTCCAACCGTTGAACAGATCAAAGAAATCCTCCAACAAAATTCTGTTCCATGGCTTGAGATGGCTGAGCAGGGAAATTTTATCAAGTCTTTCTCCGGAGAAGCCGAAGCTGACGATTTGCTTGCTTCGCACAACCTCCTGGCGGCCTCCAGGCAGTCCGTTCACACGAGAGACTTGGACAACACTGTTTCGATGCCAGCAGGCATTTCTAGAGACTTCCTGGCGTCAATGCAGAGCAGTCAACAGAACGTTATCTCGACGAGAGAATATGTTCCCCCAATGAGAGTCTCGGTAAACAGCTTCATGCTTCCAACAGTGTTTCTCTTTGCTCCGATCTTTATCTTCTTCCCAATTCGGACAGTCACGGGAATCTACAACGTGACACAAATCAAACATGACCTAAAGGCTGGTGGCGCCATGACGAATTTATCGTTGCAACTCGACATGTCCGTCTTCAATCTGATGGCGACTTGAACCTAAGTGTGGTACGGTTGCACCAAGTGGCTTTTGAATTTTCTAGTTTTGAGTTCTCTGAAGACAGAGAGCCGGGAAAAATTAGCATTCAAGACTTCTTTCTTTTCTTCAAGCTGAAGACCGAGAAGGATTTCGAGATTGCTGAGTCTTTTCGCGACTACCAAGAAGCAATAAAGAAAAACCATGCCATCATAGCAAGTTTTCGGTCTTTCAAAATGAAGCACGAGAACTATGATGAGTCCAGGTTCGTTCCAGATTTCTTGTGGCAGAAAAGCCAAAAATTGAAAAATAAGGTTTGGATGGAATGCTTGGAGATCCTGAAAGAACAAGTTGGAATCGAGAACTTCGAACGAATTTGCCGGTTCTTTCAATCGTTCAGATCGGATGTGATCAATAAGCTTTCGAGAATCATAAAGATCAAAGACGGAGAAGCGGAAATTGATTTCTTGTTCTCGGAGAACTTTAGGTTCAAGGCTGCTCCGGATTCGTTGAATGTTTTCAATTTACAAAAAGACAATAGAGATGTTTTGATTCCGCAAAATGAAAACTCTTCTATTTTTGCACCAGACTTTCGACAATTCGAATTCAGAACGTTCTTGAATATCCAAGGAATCGATTCATATTTTGAGCATGAGCAAATATACGAAAAGATAGGAAAAGATTTGAACATCCCGAACCCAAAAGAGGGAATCATTTCATATTTGTACGGCTCCAAGAACCAGAAGTTTGAAAGCTTCTTTAACAAGGAGCAAATTTTTGATCGAATAGAGAATCAAATTTTCTGGTTTGGAGATTGTCCAGTTTTCGTAAAAAATGACTACGAACCAGGAAAGAAGATTCACACAATCATTCAGACGATCTCACAATTCTTCTATGTGGAAAAACTTGGAAAGATTCTCGATTTCCTAGAGCATAAAAAGAGTTGCTTACTTTATCCTCATCACGACTGTCTGGTTTTTTCGCTGGATAGCCGCGAGCCGGAAGTGATTGATTTCTTGCTTGACGAATTAGATGGTCCAGTATACAAAACGAAGTGGTACATAGGCACGAACTATAGAGACGTAACGGAGACACAGTGACAGAAGAAAATTCAGAAACAAAGCCAAATCAACTTACACCAGAAGAGGTTCTAGAACGAACGAACGAGCTAATTTCCAACATGTGCTCAGAGGCTCGCGCAGATGCGTTGGCTGAGTTTCTTGGAAAGGTTGGCATAGAGCGCTATCTCTACGCGCCCGCCTCGTCGAAATTGGATCACCACAATTGTTTCGCTGGCGGCCTAGCCCTTCACAATTTGAACGTGTTTCAGTTTCTCGTTGAGCTTGACGCACTCCGACCACGAGAAGATTTTACAACAGAGACTCTTTGTGTAGTGGCAATTCTCCATGACATCGGAAAGCTCTGCAATACAGATCTTGGAGACTATTATGTTCCAACAACTGAGCGGTGGAAACTTGAGCGCGGAGAGGAATACACTCCAACGCAGGGAAAAATCTATCTTACGACTCAGCAACGAACAATGTGGTTGATTTCTCATTTTGGATTTTCTTTGACTGCCGAAGAGTACCAAGCCATTCTGCTCAACGACGGTCAGTACATCGATGAAAACAAGATCTATAGAAATCATGAATGCGATCTAGCTAAGCTTTTGCACATGGCAGATATGATGGCTTGCATGAAAGAAAGTGGCAAAACTTCTTAGATTTTGCTATTTAACGAGAGGAAAGAGCTTTGGCTGGATATAAAAAATTCTACGGAAAAGGGGCAGAAGTAAGATACTTCCCTGACCAAAAAACGATTGTTTTGATTCCAAGAGACAAAGCTCAATTCTTGAAGCTCAAAACCAAGCTTGACACTTTGTTGCAAATCGACGGAACGAAAAGGACCGGAAATTCGTTCACGTTAAAGCTTAACGATACTTTCAATGTGAATATTGACGAAGTGCTTCGGTCTATTGGATTGAAGGGTGGGATAGAAGTGGAAGATGCGTCTTCCATGGTAGACGATGCAACAAAAGAGTCTAGTGAAGAAAAAAACAATTTGCAGGCACCAGAATTGGGCCAACCTCCTCCGACACCTCCTGGAACTCAAGCTCCGCCACAACCAGGGCAACCAGGACAAGAAATTCCGGCCATTCCAGAAGGACTCTTTTTAAAGGTTTCTGATGTTTTTCTTGAGGATTTTTACACTCCACAAGACAAAAAAGAAAGAAGAAAATCAAAAAGAACTGGAGAATACTGGAAGCCAATTGAGGCTTTCATTGGAAAGAACAGAGGATCTATAAACCCTCAAGATATTTTGGAAGTTAGAAAGAAATTCTCTTTGAAACCACCGAGCGAAGACAGAGATATGATGCTTGTTTCTTTGGATAGAGCAGCATCGTATTTCTTCGGTCGATTGGAGAAAATGGAAGGTCTTGCTTCTGCCAAAGCTTTTGACGACAAATACACGTCAATAGATAATCTCGCCCCCGACGACTATGCAGTCGAGGATGAGCCCGAAAGTTTGCCATTCAAACCTAGCGACACAATGTCCTTGACGCCAGATTTTGATGAAGTAGACTATTCGAACATCAACATAGAACAATAGAGAACAAACCGCCTCAAATCGAGGCATTGAGAAAAATGGAGAAAACAACGCATGATTAAGATGAAGTTCGATTCGAATAAGTTCAAGCAGAAGATGGAGGAAGCGAAGGCTAAGGCTGGCGAGAAGAGTGGTTCAAGCTGGAAGAAGGACATCAAGGATAATCCTTTGTTCAAGGTTGATGGACCTGGAAAGTATCATTTCCGAGCATTTCCGTACATTCACAACGAAGATTACACTTCTGATCCTTTCCTGGATCGGTATTATCACATGGGAATTTCTGGCGTTGGTACTGTGTATTGTCCAGCCAAGAATTCAAATCGAAAGGAAAAGTGTGCCTTTTGTGATTTCGTCTGGGAACAGATGAAGGAAAATAAGGGAAACAAGGCCGGACTAGCACATTGGCGACAATTTCTTCCACAGCGAAGAATCATGGTTCCTGGCATTGTTCGTGGACGTGAAGCAGAGGGAATCAAGTTTTTCTCTATCTCTTCGTCTGACGACAAGCTTTCAAAGAACCATCAAAAGTTGGTTGATTGGTTGGCCGACGAAGAGACGCAAGATTTCTTGCATCCCGTCTCTGGTCTAGATATCGACATCACTTTCGAGGCTTACGATGCCGCACGTTCCGCTGCAATGAACAAGGCAACGCATGGGTTGAGTTTGATTGAGCTTGGTCGCAAGTCTAAGCCCATTTCCGAAAAGCCCGAAGAAACGTGGGAAGAAATTGAGAAGACTCTTCCAAACATTGATGTTGGTGGTATCGAGGGATACGAGAAGAAGACTTCAGAGCAAGTTCAAGAGGCTTTTAAGCTTTGGGTAAAGGCTCTCGAAAAGAAGGCTGCTTATCAAAACAAGACGGCTCCAGTCCGAGAATCAAAGGATTCGGAAGGAACGAGCTTCAAGAAGGGATCTTCGAAGCGAGAGGAACCCGAAGAAGAGGAAGAGATTGCAGAAGAGCAGGTTGATCCAGAAGATCTTCCGCCACCAGTTGAGCCACCTCCGCCATTGGACAGAAAGGCGCGAGCAAAGGCGCTTCTTGCGAAGTCTTCACTGACCTGATTCGCTGATTTGTAGTAAAGGAAAGAAGACGGTCTCGAAAGGGACTTGTCTTCTTTTTGTTTCATAAAGGAGAAAAAATGGCATTAAAAGATTTGATCAAAAGCATGAAAAAGAATTTGAAAGACGACTATGTCTTTCTCGAAGAAGATGGAAGCATTGATGATGTAACAACTTTCATTCCTTCTGGTTGTACAGCGCTAGATTATCGCATGACCAACCGTAGAGATGGTGGATATCCAGTCGGGAAGATTATCGAGATTGCGGGTATGCCTGCGTCTGGAAAGTCTCTTCTCGCAGCACACGCTTGCGCAAATGCGCAGAAGATGGGAGGTCTTTGCATCTATCTCGATCCGGAGTGTGCATTCGGTGATGATTATGCAAGACGAATTGGTTTGGATGTTGACGCAGAATCATTTTGGCGCCCGCAGCCTCCACCGCCGTCTGTAGAAGCAGTATTCAGTTTCTTGTTCGATCTTTCGAAGCAGATTGAAGAAGCCAAGAAGAAGAAAGAGTGGAATTACAATTTCGTTCTTGTTGTTTGGGACTCTGTTGCTGCGACACCTTCTCAGCTTGATTTGACAGAAGAGAATCCAGATCCAGGTGCGACCATGGGCCTGAAACCTCGAATTATCTCGAAGAACCTCACGACGTTCCTCTCTATGGCCGCAAAGCGAGATATCTGTCTGCTATGCCTAAACCAGTTGAGAAACATCATGAAGGTCATGCCTGGACAAGATCCGTTCATCTCCCCTGGAGGAAATGCGATCCCATTTTTGGCCTCGGTACGACTTCGAGTTAAATCAATTGGAAAGCTGAAGATTGATGAAGAGGTGATCGGAGTCAAAACCGAGGTGACAGTCCAAAAGACTCGATTCGGCCCACCATTCGGAAAGACAACGTTTCCGATCTACTTTACGCACGGCGTAGATGACACCGAGTCAATTATTGATACGCTGGAAAGCCGAAAGGCAGTTACAACCTTCAATGCAGGATCGAAGGGAAAGATGATTCAGCTTGAAGGTCAAAAGAAGGAAGATGCTGTAAAGAAGTCTGAGTTCAAACAGCAGTTCATTAAAGACCAGGCTTTCAGAAATACCATTCTGGACATCTTTGAGAAAACGATGACAAAGGATCTTGCGGACCCTAGATTTACCGACGCAGAGATATCTAACGAGTGAGCAATTATCTCTTTTCTAAGATCAAGTTGGGAGACATCATTTCGATGCGATATAACAATCCGGCAAAGCCAGGATTCAATATGCCAAGAGACATATTGGTTATTTCTCCCAACTATCTTGGATTCCTTCACGGAATTACTATGAACGGATTGTCTGCACCAGAGCAGGAGTATTTGCAGCAACTTCTTTATGCAGCATACTCAAATCCGACAAATGTATTCGCTCCGCTTGAGGCTCAGATTCAGGCCAGGAAAAAAGAGATTGATATCCTGAACAAAGAAACAAACGATTTGATTCGCGACGGAAAGCGAGTTGTGATGACTCCTATTTCTCAAGAGTCCACTTTTGGCATGCAGAGTCCGCAAGAGAAGGCTAAACAATTGCTTGGTTCGGTGGTTGGAAAGATTTCAACATTTGGTAGAACTCAAGTTCAAGCTTCTGCTCCAAACGACAAGACGCAAATTGATGCCAAGATTCTTCAAAGAAATCAAGTCACGGCTCAGAAGACAAACGAACTTCATCGATTGATGATGGGGCTAAACCAAAGCAAAGAGTTGATGGCTTCCATTCCCAGGATTCCAACAGAGCCTTATGCGTTCTATCATTCCTTTCTGAAACCGTTTATTGGGAACAGTTTTAGGATGCGTAGCATTTACAGAAAATTTAACAATGCTCAGATTAGAAATCCGAGAATACTCAGATCTGTAGGAGTTTTCCCAAGTGGCCAAAGAAGATAATGTTTTTCCTCTGTATGAATTTAAGGTTCGTGCTCTGTACAAATTAATCAGACGTCAATTGATGGATGATACGATTAATAGTGTGCAACTAAAAAAAGATCTTTTCGATTCTCTCAGATCTCTTGTTTGGTACTACAAAGACGTAGACAACAGCCCAATTGTTGGATGTCAATTTGAAGTGATTGAAGAAGTTGCTGGTAAATTGATCGCCAAGAACATTAGAGGCTTTTTGGTTCTAAATTCTGGATCTGAAATAGCTTTCAATAATCCTATCTTGAATGAGTGTATTTTAAGCTTGTTCTCAAAGAAAATAAAGAAGGATTCGAAACTGTTTTTTCACAGAACGACTATTGAATCTTCTGGAGATGATGATGTCGGAAAAAAGCGAAAAAAGTAAAGACTTCAATCTCTACGAAGAGAAAAAGAAGATTCTCAAAGACAAGAGAGTTTTGAGAAATAAAATTATCGGAAATGACACTGTTGATGGAAGCACCTTTCAACGACACTACGGAGAATTGACGAAGACGCGACGGGCTTTGAAGATTGAATTCTTTGGAAGCAAATCAAAGGCTTCCGGAACTGATGGTAAGGACACATCCATCGAAGTCTTCGTCGAAAACCTCTTGACTGAACTCGGAGTAGACTTCAAGAAGCAGAAGGCGATTCGATACATCAATGTTGACTTCTTTGTGAAAGATAGGAATCTTGCCATCGAGGTTTGTGGAGATTATTGGCACGTCAACTCTAGAGTCTACGAGACCCCCAAGAATAACATTCAGAAAAAGAATCTAGAAAAAGATCGTCTGTCAAAAGAGGTTCTGAAAAAAGCTAAGGTTCATAGGTTGGAAATTTGGGAGCTGGACATAAAGAAAAGTCCAGAAATCGTTAGACAAAAATTGAAAGAAGTTCTCGAATCGACAGATTTTGAATCTGAAGAACTTCTCGATTTGTCTAGCCACGATTGGACGAAAGGTAAAGAATGACAACTCTGCTGATTGATGGAACCAACTTGGCCATCATTCATTTTACCGCCAATCCTTCCGTTGACTCTAATGGAGTTCCGGTAGGGATGGTCAAAGGTTTTTTGAATGCTTTATCCAACTTGAACAGAACTTTGTCGCCAGACAAAATCATGATTTTCTTCGACGGCAAAGGAAATTCAAATCAGAGAAAAGCAATATTCTCTGAATATAAAGAGGGACGGAAAGCGAAGCAGGTCGTTGGACGTCTGTACAAGTTTTCCGACTCGGACAAAGCAGAAAAGAACAAAGAATATCAGTTCTTCATTCTTCGAGAAATGATTGACTTGTTGCCAGTAACAATGACTGTGTGCAATAATTTCGAGGCAGACGACGGAATTTCATACACTGCAAAGTATCGGAAAGAAAACAACCTCGGACACGTCTACATTGTTTCTTGCGACAAAGACTTCTATCAGCTAATCGATTCTGACGTTTCGGTGTACAATCCAATGTCAAAAAAGATTTTTGGCCGAAACGAAGTCATAGAAGAGTTTGGAATTCATCCCAACAATTGGCTTTTGTATCGTGCTATTGTTGGTGATGTTTCTGATAATATTGATGGCGTAAAAGGGCTTGGACCAAAGACTCTCTTGAAGATATTCTCTCTTGAGTCCGATATAAAATTTGACTTAGAAGATGTCGAAACAGTTTGCGATAGTGTTGAAGTCAACTCAAAAAAGCCAGACACTCTTACGAAAAACCTTCTAAAGATCAAAGAGAATCTTTCAAAAATAAAAAGAAATTGGGAACTGATGAATCTATCTTCTCCAATGCTTACCTCAAATTCTAGAGAGGTTCTTGATGGAGCGATGACGGAGTCCACTCACTTCAAAAAACTGGAATTCTGGAAAGCTTCAACGAATAACTGTTTGAATTTAAATCTACCATCATTTGACAACTTGAGATTTCTCACAAAAGGAAAAAATAAATGACCGAAGAAAAGAAGAATACGTTCGATCCTGGATTTGAAGAGAAGATTCCGCAAGCAATGCTGCTCGATACAATTTGGGCAGAGCAGATTTGTGAGGTTTTGAAGCCTGAATTATTTGACTCTGTTCATACCCAAATGGTTGCAGAGATTTTGATGCAGCACTACTTTGCATACAAAGTGTTTCCAAGTATCAATCTTTTGGAAGATATCTGCAAAAAGGATGTTGATGATCCAATCTTGTCAAAGAAGTGTCTCTCGTACATTATGCGAATGAGGCAGAATCCTCTCAACAACGACATTGAGTATGTCAAAGATAAGGCGTTGGAATTCTTTCGCTTGCAGACTGTTGGCCGAGCCCTCAGTGAAGAAATTCTTCCCAGGATCGAAAGTGGTCAGAATCTTGAAGACATCGTCAGCATCTTCCAGCGTGCGGTTTCGAAAGGAACCTCAGCAAATATTGGATACGATTACAACGATGATGACAACAAGCGATTTCTAGACGTGAAAGAGAACAAGGTTTCTACTGGTTGGAAGTATCTTGACGATATTCTTCATGGAGGATATGGAGCGAAACGTCTCATTACGTGGATTGGCGCAGCCGGAGCCGGAAAGAGTTCGATGCTCGTTTGTTCTGGCGTTGGTGCTTTGCTTGCTGGAAAGACTGTGGTGCACTACACTCTTGAGCTTGACGAGCTTGAGGTTGCCCGAAAATACGATGCTTCTATTACCGGAATCGAAATCAATAACATCTGTCTTGAACGGAAAATTGTTCTAGAAAATTTGGCCAAGAAGCTTCCGGCAGATGCTCATTTGATTATCAAAGAGTATCCGATGAAGTCAGCATCGGTTCAGACAATCAAGAGTCACCTTTCTAGACTTCGACTGAAAGGAATCATTGCAGATCTCGTCATCATCGATTACGGAGATCTTCTTCGAGTGGGAGAACAAGGCGGCCCTCGTGAAGAGCGCAGGCATGGCCTAGAATCGATTTGGCAAGACATGAAAGCTCTTGCTCAAGTCTTGGACATTCCGGTCGTTACAGCGACGCAGACGAACCGCAGCGGCTATCAGGCAGACTTGATTACGCCCGACCAAGTTTCTGAGGATTTCACAAAGATCCAGACTTCGGATTGCGTCATTACGATCGCCCGAAACATGGAGCAGAAGGCTGCTGGCGTTGGAAAGATGTATGTCGCCAAGAATCGCCAAGGTAGAGACGGGCAAATTTTTGCGTACTCGCTAAACACGGCAAATACGCAAGTTGAACTTTTCGATCTTACTGATGAGATTGAAAAGAAGATTGAGGGAGAACCTCAAACGGATCTTGATAAAATGAAAGCGTTCTCGAAAAAGAAAGGTTGGGTATCATGAAGGAAGTTAATAGTTTGTCGAAAGAAGAGAAGATTGATGCTTGCGCTCGTGCAACGCATGAGGCGAACCGCGCCTATTGTCTCGCACTTGGAGATGAGTCTCAATTGCCTTGGGATTCTGCGCCAGGATGGCAAAGAGGCAGTGCTCGAATTGGAGTTGAGGGCGCCATCAATGGAGCAACTCCGGAGCAATCTCATGAATCATGGCTTGCGGTAAAGGCTGCTGATGGATGGCGATATGGACCCACAAAAGATCCTGAAGCAAAAACACATCCATGCTTCGTTCCATATTCAGAATTACCAGAAGCGCAAAAGGCAAAGGATCATGTGTTTGTAGCTGTGGCCCGAGCAATGTGGGCGGCACTTGGAGGTGCTCAATGAAGGAAGATGTGAATTATTTGTCGAAGGAAGAACTGTCAGCTTACTCAAACAGCAAGTCTGTCTCCGAATGGTGTACGGATTGTTACGAAGTGTCTCGAAGCAAGGGTTGGTACGACGTCGAAAAGGTTGGTACTTTCGAGCGTCTGCTTCTTGTTCATTGTGAGATCTCGGAGGCCGTAGAAGAGCTTCGTGCTGGACATCTCGTTGATCAGGTCTATCTCAAGAACGGAAAGCCGGAAGGCGCCATTGTGGAGATTGCAGATGCCATCATTCGCATTTTCGATCTTTGCGGAGGCGAGGGAATTGATCTTGCTGCCGTGATTAATCTCAAGAACGAGTATAACAAAACTCGTCCATATCGTCACGGCGGAAAAGTGATTTGAATCTGGACTTGATTTCTATCTAAGGCTCCCCTATGACACTACTGGTTCCAAGACAAGTTTACAAACCGTACATGTATCCCGAGTGCTTTGATTTTTGGTTGAAGCAACAGCAAGCACACTGGCTGGTCACTGAAGTTCCAATGAATGGAGATGTCCAAGATTGGAAAATGTCTTTGACTGACAATGAAAAAGTTGTCGTTGGAGGAATCTTGAAAGGATTTATCCAATCGGAGATTCAAGTAAATGAGTATTGGAGCCAGAAAGTGGCCTCTTGGTTTCGGCATCCTGAAATTCAGATGATGGCTATTACATTTGGCGCTTTCGAATCGATTCATACTAATGCGTACTCTCATCTGAATGAAACTTTGGGAATCGAGGATTATGACGCCTTTCTTGCCGAGCCAACAGCAAAGGCGAAAATTGATCGCTTGGTAGAATTTAACAAAGAAACCGGAGCGACAAAAGAAGAAATCGCCCTCTCGCTTGCAGTTTTCTCTGCTTTCACTGAGGGTGTTTCTCTTTTTGCAAATTTTGCTGTGCTACTAAATTTCGAAAGGTTCAATAAACTCAAAGGCGTTGGAAGAATTATTAGCTGGTCGATCAGAGATGAGACGCTTCATTCTTCTGCTGGATGTTGGTTGTTTAGAACTTTCATCAAAGAGAATCCCGAAATTTGGACAGACGAATTGAAGAAGAAGATATATCAGGCGGCCAGAGACACCGTAGCGATCGAGGATGCGTTCATCGACAAGGTGTTTGCGGGCGGCTCAATTCAGGGATTAGATCCGAAAGATTTGAAGAACTTCATTCGAAGCCAAGCAAACATGAAGCTCGGAGAACTTGGATTGAAGATGAACTGGAAAACTTTAGACAAAGACTCTTTGGAGAAATTTGAGGCGTGGTTTGAGCCTCTTTCTTCTGGCGCCACAAGTGTTGATTTCTTCAGCCAGAGAGTGTCAGCTTATGGCAAAGGTGTAGTAACTTTTGATGATGGAATGTTTGATGAGGAGGACGAAGGATGAATCTAGAAGAATTGAAGACTGCCGGAGAAGCTCCCGACTGGATGACGGAAGACTCTTTTAAGACTCTTTCTGGTGGATATCTCCTCGAAGGCGAGACTCCAAAAGCAATGTATCGCCGAGTGGCATACGGTGTCGGCCACCGCATTGCGGAAATGTCCCAAGAAGGAAAGGGTTATGACATTTCTATTTCGGAAGAATTTTTTAGTTTAATGTGGAAGAATTGGCTTTGTCCTGCGTCTCCCATTCTTTCAAATGTTGGCACAACAAGAGGCTTGCCAATTAGCTGCTTTTCTGTAGCAATTCCTGATTCTGTTGACGGGATAATGAAGAGCATGCACGAAGTTGCTATGTTGAGCAAAAACGGCGGAGGTGTTGGAACGCACTGGAACGCAGTTCGTCCAAGAGGCTCAAAAATTTCACAAAATGGAACTTCGTCTGGCACTCTTTCATTCTTGAAGATATTGGACTCGACGGCGGTTGGCGTTTCTCAGGGAGGAGTTCGTCGTGGTGCTGCGGCTGCTTATCTTGATATCGAACACGGAGACTTTGATGAGTTTCTGCAAATGCGCAAACCAGTCGGAGATCCGAATAGCCAATGTTTGAATCTTCATCATGGAGTTTGTATTTCTGATTCTTTCATGAAAAAAGTCAAGGATGGAGACGAAGAAGCTCGTCGACGTTGGCAGAAGGTTCTAAAAACTCGTCTTGAGGTTGGCGAGCCGTACATGTTCTTTACGGACAACGTAAACAACGCAAATCCTCAGTGCTACAAAGATCTTGGTCTTCTTGTTCAGGCTTCGAACATCTGCACAGAAATCATGTTGTTCACTGATTTTCTCCACAGTTTTGTTTGTTGTTTGAGTTCCTTGAATCTTGCGAGATACGATGAATGGAAAGATACCAATCTCGTACAAACCTCAATTCTCTTTCTCGATGGAGTCATTGAAGAGTTTATTCAAAAAGCAAAAGACATTCCAGGTTTCGAAAATTCTGCACGTTTTGCAATCAAGAGTCGAGCAATTGGTCTTGGCGTTTTGGGTTTTCACACATTGTTGCAGCAAAAAGGTTTGGCTTTCGATTCGATGGAAGCCCACATTCTCAATTCGAAGATTTTCAAGGGAATCCACGAAAAAGGTGAACAAGCCACAAAGACTCTTGCGGATCTTTTTGGCGAACCAGAATGGTGCAAAGGTCACGGAAGGCGTCACACGCATCTATTTGCTATCGCTCCAACTGCATCAAATTCTATCATCTCTGGCGGAATGTCGAGCGGCATTGAACCAATCACAGCAAATCTTATCTCAAAAGGAACAGCGAAGGGAACTTTCCAAATCAAAAACAAGCTTCTCGAAGAGCTTCTCGAAACTCTTGGAGAGAATACGTCCAAGACTTGGAAGTCGATCAACCTGCAAGACGGAAGCGTACAACATCTCAATTTCTTGACAGAAGAACAAAAGAAAATTTTCTTGACAGCGAGAGAAATTGATCAAATGGCTTTGGTACGTCTGGCTGCCGCCAGACAGAAGTTTATTGACCAGGGTCAGTCCTTGAACCTCTTCTTCTTTCCAGATGTAGATCAAAAGAAGCTTCACAAGATTCATGTAGAAGCACACAAGCTTGGAATCAAGTCTTTGTATTACACTCATAGCAATTCTCCTTTGAAAGATTCTGGAACAAAGGAGTATAAACGCGAGAGCATTGAGTCGAAAGCTCCAAAGCCTCCCGAAGATTGTGCTTTGTGTGAGGGCTGAATGAGTGGTAAAGATTTTATCGAAGCCGATTTTATTGGAAAACAAAGTAATCAGTTGACGATAGTGCAGTTCACCGAAAAGAACAAACACAGACAGAAAATGTGCTTAGTTTCTTGTTCTTGTGGAGCATCCAAGATTATCAGATTTAGTTTATTTAAGTCTGGTACTCAAAAACATTGTGGTGCAGCCATTCATCGAATGGAGCTTAATAAAAAAAAAGGTTCTGTATTCAAGAGCGGAGACAAGTATAATTGTTTGACTTTTTTGCGTTTCGAAAAACAAAACAAACACAACAGCCCAATGTGGTTATGTTTGTGTGATTGCGGGAAAGAAAAAATTATACTCGCCTCCAGTGTGAAAAATGGTCACACAAAGTCTTGTGGTTGTTTGCCGAATGCAATTACCATAAACACAGAAAAGTCAAAAAATTTAACAGAATTGGACACAATACGATATGCAGCAAGATCTGTTTACAGACAATCTTACAAGGATGGAAATTTGTCTTTTGAGGATTTTTTAATTTTGTCACAAAAAAATTGTTTTTATTGTGGCGCATCCCGTCTGAACAAGACTCACTTAGTATACAAAACCAATGGTGAAAAAAAGGTTTTATCATCGAAGAGAGAATACAGTGGACACCAAAAGAATCCAGATGCATATTTTGTATACAACGGGTTAGATAGGATAGACAGTAAATTGCCTCACGATAAAGAGAATTTGGTCCCATGTTGTTATATTTGCAATAAAATGAAACTTGCATCAAGTCTTGAAGAGTTTGTTTGTCAAATCAAGAAAATTCATGACCATATGTCGCTTTGATCGTTGCGTCGTTGCCGTATGCTGCTAAGCTCGAACTGCGAGAAGGCTTGCGCAATATTTATATCAAGAAGTCTCTTGGTGATTGGCGCCCTCCATTTTCGAACAACAAGAAAGAAGAGTAAAGATGAACAAGAAGAAAGTTTTGATTGATTGTGACGGAGTTCTTTGTGATTTCATGAAGTTTTGCATTGAGTACGCAAACAACTCTGGGAAGGTTTCGAAGAAGATTCTGTTCGAAGAAGTAACTGCCGATACTCGAACGTATCCGTTTTGGACCGAATCTGGGCTTGAGAAGGCTTGGAAGATGCAAGGATTTTGTTCGCAACTTCCCG